CTTATAAAAAAAATATGTATATTTCAGATATAACATTTTTGCAAAATGTTACGACAAAACTTCTTGAATATACAGAAAATAATGAAACATTGAAAAATGCGTACGGAGGCGAAATGAATTTTTTTACAGATGATAAAGAATTTAAAGATAGTGGGTGGAAATACTGGGCTGGACTTGTAATAAATAATATTACAAATTTAGACAAAGAACTTAAATCATTGAAAGAACATATTGATGAGAGTACTAGTAGTTTACATTCTGAATTAAAATCAGATAGATGCGATATAAATGAAATTAAAATAGCTATACAAGAATTTAAAAGAATAGGAGACAAAATAACTGATTTGAAAGAAGATATTGGTGAAATAAAACATTGTTATAATCTTATAAATAAGGATATTTCCACAATGAATAAAGACATAACCAAATTAAAAATAAAATCAGGAGCGTGGGGAGCTGTTTCAGGAGCTATTTCCGCTGGTCTTGCTGGTTTAATTTACCTTTTAATTGGAAAATAGTAATTTTTACACAAAAGTTTACTAATAAATGTTATGAAAGAAACTTGTAAATATTGTGGTATAGAAGAAAATCTTATACAAAGATTTCAATTTGATGGAGATTATTGGCACGGATATACAAAATCAGAAGAAGAATTATTAAAAACAGAATGTGGTCGCGCTATTCTTAAAATAAAACAAAAAGATATTGAACAAAATAAAACAATAAAAAATCTTATTCGAATTAGAGAAAAAGATTTTGATGAAAATACACAAGTAATAGATTCATTAATTAAAAAGAAAACTATTACTAATATTATAAATACTTTATATTAAGAGGATTATTATGAGTTATCGTGTAAATGTGATCGAGAGAGATTTTAGTGGTTTTGCTCTTCCTCTTGTTTCAGAAGTTGGTGGAATGGTTATAGTTTCGCCAAAAGGTAGAGTAGACAAACCAATTTTATGCCAATCTGAAAAAGACGTTATTACTCATTTTGGTACACCAAGCGCATCATACCCAGCTTTATTTGAGGCTGTTGCTTTTTGTAGAGAAGCGGCTTGTTATATCGTTTCATCAGTTGGAGAAAATGCATTGTATGGTGGAGTTGCTATTTCAGAAAATACTTTATCTGGTGTTACTGAAGGAATAGCAGACCCAGACAATTACACATTTACTGATAATTCTTATTCTCATATACTTTGCACAACTGGACCGTGGGATTCAAATCTTTACGTTTCGGTCGTTTCAAAAGGTGGCAAAAAATTTAAAGCAACTTTGTATGAATTAAATGGTACTATTTATTCAGAACTTCGTACATACGACTATTCTTTAATTAGAGAAAAAGATAATTTTGGAACTTCACTTTATTATGGTGATGTTTTTAATGAAGATACATATATAAAATTTATTTATAATCCTAATACTGAAGCATCTGACTATACATCACTCTCTGGAACTGCTAAATATAAATTAGAAGGTGGTTCTCGCGGTGACACACCCGCATCTTCAGATATATCAGAGTCTTGGAAGTTTTTCCAATCAGCAAACAAATACCCTGTAAATATTTTTATGGATGTTTTTGGAAATTATGCAGAAGATTTAAATACATTAATTCAAACGTATCAGCCTTATGCTCAAGGTATATCAGTCATCCCAAAAAATAAAACAGTAGCACAAATGGTTTCTTATAGGAATGAGTTAGCGTTGGATACAGATGATATATGTTTATATGCCAATTGGACAAAAATTGTTGACCCATATAATAATAGTTTTGCTTGGATATCAAATGTAGGTTCTATAGGAAGAGCGTATGCGAGAATGGCTGATGTATATGATGGTCTTTCTCCTGCAGGTATCAATGAGAATAATCATGGCGGTCAACTTTCTGACTGGAAACCTGTTGAAGTTGAGCTTGACTTTTCTGATTATGATCTTCAAACTCTTGATGAAGCACAAATAAACCCAGTAATACTTGATGAAATTTATGGTTTGATGATTTATGGTGATAAAACATTACAAAGGTCTTTATCGGATACATCATTTGTTGGTACTAGACGACTATACAAATTAATACAAAAGAATATTATTAGACAAATTTTGCGACGACAAGAATTTAAAAATAATGATGCATATCATAGATATAAAGCTAAAGCCATGGCTGAAGATATGCTGAGTCCAATTGTTGCATTACAACTATTGAGAGAAGTTGCAGTAGTTTGTGATGAAACAAATAATGACAATATTGCTCTTGAACAGAGAAAGTTTATACTATCAATTTATGTAAAAGTTACACCAAATTCACAATTTGTTATACTAAATTTTACAAGACTTTCACAGACTCAAACAATAGCAGAATTTTTAACTCAATAGAATTATTTTAAAGGAGAGATATAGAATATGAGTATTGATAGAATTTTACATCTTGGAGATGATGCTCATCTTAATCAGTTTCAAGTTATTTTTCCAGCTGGCATCCCTACGGGTGGTGATGCTGAAACTATTTCACTGCGCACTCAAGGAAGTTTTACAATGCCTCAGGAAGTTATATATAAATATGAAATTGATTTTAGAGGAGCAAAAATCCCTAAAACAGGAAGAAAAGAAGACACTGATAAAACTTTTACTATCACAGTACGAGTTGACCAACAATGGAAAGTGTATGATGATTTAAGACGTTGGCACAGAGCATGTTATGATCCTTCAACAAACGTTGCTCTACCAGAAGTTAATACAAGAGTTCCTGTTGTCATTCAGTGGCTTGATGGAAATAACAAAGCTGTTAAAACATTTACTTTTATGTTTTCTAAATTAACTGAATTTAAAGTTTCAGATGCAGACCAATCAACAGGAGATCCTGTAACACTTGAATTAACATTTATCTATGGAAGATTAGAAGTAAGTTAAAAAAATAAAAAAGTGTAAAATACAATCTTATTTAAAAAGCTCTTTCAAAAAAAGAGCTTTTTTCTTATTTTTACTAATAAATAAAGATTGATAAAAATAATATTATGAATTCAACTATAACAAATACGATTAAAAAGATAGCTGATAATTCAGTAGGTTTAATAAATCAAACTGAACAATCACTAATTCAGAATCTTGACCCAGGTAATACTAATTTATTTCAATTTATTTTGTATCCAAAAACGCTTGATGATATGTCATTAGCTAAAACAGCAGGTGGGTCTACTTTGATGGGCGCTGTAAATCTTGCTCAAGACACATTAATTGCACAAGTATATATTAGGCAAATCGATGTACAATTTATGTCACTTGAATATGAACGAATTAATGAAATACAATCACCAAAAAAAATAACTTTTCCTGACACAATTTCGATGCAAATTTTAGAAGATGAGCATGGATTTGTTGGCAACTATTTGTATAAATGGATGAATTCTATTGTATATCCAATTTATGAAAAAGACCCTCAGACTTCTTTTAGTAGAACAAATTATATATGGGCTAATAACCAAGAAGCAGCTAAAAAAAATGCAACATTAATACCACAAACAGGACTTGGATTGCCTTCTTTGCGACTTATTCGATTTTATGGTCTTAAATTACAAAATATAGAATCAGTTTCATATTCTCATGGTAGTGGTGATCCACTAATATATACTGTAACATGCGCAGTTGATAGCGTATGGTTTAAATCTTTATTTTAAAAAATAGGAGAATGTAATGATAAATAAAAGTAATGATGATGATTCAATTCTTATTAATCCACAAGAAATTCAAAAAAGGAGAAGAAGTGTTATTGTCGACACAGTTGAAGATGATGTCGAAATAGCTAAAAAACTTGAACGAAGTGGTGATAAATATTCAAATGTTGGTGGCAAAGCTATAATTGAACTTGAAACAATGGGTAGATTTGATATGCCTGAAGTATTACGATTTTCGGATTTTACAACGCAGGATATAAATGATTTATCATTGTCTCGTCAAGAAGATTTATTGAAAGTTTTAATTACTATATTAAATAGATGCAAAGATAATCCTGAAGTAGATATTCAAGATATGCTTTTAGAAGAAATGCTTGAAGTTTTAATTGGCATTAAAATGGAATTTAATTCTGTAATACATGAACATCCGTGGATATGTAATTGTCAACAAGGAATTGAAACAAACGAACAAATAGTAAATAAAACTGAAATTGATTTAAGAACAATACAATTTTCTTCTATTGAAGATGCAGATAAAGACATGCAAAAATATTTTTCTAGTGTATTTGAACAACTTTCTGAAGAACAATTTAAAATGTATTTAAATGTTCGCTATAAAAATGAGCCTCATGCTGACATTTCAAAAATAACGAAAGAAGACGAAATAAAAACTTTAAAAGTAATAGAACCTATAGGATTTGGAGATGATGAAGGTAATATTTATTCTTTTAGATTTCAAAGAGTAAAAGATTTACTTGATGCACAAAAAATGGTTCAATTTAAATATGCTGGTAAAATAAAAAGTATACGAAATAAAAAACCAACGCAAAATGATAATTTACTTGATTTCAAAACAAATAAAGATAAAGAGCTAGAAGAAATTCAATTCCAGCAAGCAAAAGATTTAGTACTATATGCAAAAGCTTTTTCTCTAGTAAAATATAATTACAAAGACTTAACAAAAGATGAAGCTGTAAACCTTTATAAAAAACTTCCAAGATCATTATTGTTTCGAGTAAATAATTTTTTTGATGAAATAAAATTTGGAGTAAATGATACAAGAGAAATGACTTGTCCCCTATGTGGTGAGACAAGTAGGAGGTCACTTCGACAAGAGTTTAATCCTTTTGAATTCTTACCACTGGACGTTGATACCGTTGATAGAGAGAAAAAGCCTACAGGATTTAATATTTTTATTGGAGTTTAAATTATTCCAACAAAGAAGCGAAATTATGAATGCACCATTTTGGGAAGTAAAGATGAGAGCAAATCAATTAAAACAATACTATGAAGAAAAAAATAGGAGATTCGCAGAAATGTCTAAACATACAAGAACACCAAAACCAATAAATTCTTTCAGAATACCAAGAGGTTATAAATAATTATGGCATTACCAGTAATTCCAGCTACTATGCAATTTAAAGATACTAATGAGATTTTAAGTGAAAACTTTAAAAGCTTATTAAACCAATGGAAAGGTATCGAAAAATTATTAACAAAAGGAGAAAAGGCTCAAATTGAAAAATTAGAAAAATTAAGATCATTAACAGAAAAATGGAAAAAAAATGAAGAGTTAATTCAAAAAAGTAATTTTGATCCTCAAGCAAAAAAGACATTATTATTAAGAAATAAATTGATTTATTTATTTTATAAATATACAAATAATAAATTTTTCCAAAAAATATTATCAGGAGTAACTACAATAGCAAAAGGAATTGCTGACATGGCCAAAAACTCATTTATGAAATTGTTAGGATTTCTAATGATGATGGCCATTTTTGATCCTAAAGGAAATCTTCTTAG